GCCTCATGTCTCCGTTTGGTCTAGTTGCAAAATGGATCCAAGGTAGGACACAATAGGTAGGAGAGCCTGACACAGATTCTATTTTACCTTGTAAATCAGACACTGATAAATGCTTTAATTTTTCTAAGTCTTCAGACATGTCCTATTATCATAAACCTTGTATACTTTGAAGTTGTGAGTGAGTCAAGATACGTTCTATCTAGAGAAAATTTTGCTTCTAATTGCTGCGCTGTATTTACACAATTGATATGTTCCTCAAGTTCAAAATAATCATTATTCTGTATTGTGCATAACGTTTTCGTTGGTATTTTAGAAAACCAAATTTTTAGAACATCGTCGGATACATGCTCTGCACTTGTGTTAATAACTATACTCGGTGTTTCTGTATATTCGAAATCCTTCATATCTGATGTGACTGCAGAAAATCTTCCTTCCATTTCGTATCTTTTATTAACAGTATTAGCAGTTTCTTTGCATGTAGGATCTATATCAACTGAAGTAATATGTTCGATAGGAATCTCAGAATTAAAAAGTAAAGATGCTAGAACTCCGTTCCAGCCCCCGAATATAACAACACGGTTGGGCTTATCTAGCGTATACTTTGATAAATTTTCTATCAACCATATCTTTGAACGGACTTGACCTTTCCAGAAACTTTCCAGTGTTCTATATCTATCATTTGAATTTCTTATGGCATCCATCCAAAATAGAACATCTTCTATGTTAACTTTCATTTATATCATCCATTATAGTACTATATCGCTGTGCTAAACTGTTTTTTGCTCTTTTTAAAAAATTATTCCTATTATGCTCTATTTTTTCTCTGCAAAGACCAATTTGTATTTTTTTGTTTCTAGCCGACTTAGAACAAAAATTCTCTAGTTCATCTATCACCATAAATAGTCTTTTTACAGGATCTTTTTCTTTATCGTAACTTTCGTCAAAAATTTCAGGAAAGGTCATATACCCGTCATCACGCAGTCCTTCTAAGAAACCTCTACCTGCTAATACCAAAAAAGGATGACCATTTAACAAAGGCTTATATATTTTTTCGGTGTAAAATCTAGTAGTAATAGACATTTCACTTACTAGAGAGAAAAAACTATTTCTATAATGTTGTTTACATGTTTGATTCTGATTTTTATATGTAAAGTCTAATGATTTCTTGTCTAGTATTAATGGACTCCAATCTTTCAAATACATTTCTAAATCGGAATCTAAAAGTCCTAATTTTCCTATATGATTCTTATAAAATTCTAAATTGTATTCGCTCGGAACATGCGTGTCTCCTATAAAACTTATAAAGCCAAATTTATCTAATTTTCTTTTTTTTATTTCATAATGTGCAAGTAATCGATGTGTCCTTATTTTACCATTATAAAAAAGATACTCTTTTTGTTTTTCAAAAATATCATTATTCTGCTTTTTTATATCTTCTTGTAAGTCACTAAGAGTATCTAAGTAATGAGATTCAAAAAAATTAACGTGGAAAACCTTCTTCAGAAAGTTTGGTAGATTTTTTTTCCTAATGTTTTCATGATAATTATCTTTACAGTCTCTATCACCAAAAATTAAGAATATTTCGTTGTCAAGAAGATTAGCATTCGTTAATTCTTTATAAATTATTTCGATATGATTGTCTAACTCATGGCCCTCTTTAGCATAATGTAGTATAATTTTAAGATTGTTTTTCCTTATAAAGTTAAGAGTAGAATTTGTAAATTGTTTTTGCAATGTTCCTAAAAAAACATTTAGATATTTTATTTCAATCACAAAGATATTAAGGTCGCTTGCATTAAACCTATCGTTGTCTATAATTTTTTCAGAAAAAGGTATGTTATATCTTGAAAACTTTTCTTGCATTATTTTTTGCTTGTATGTTGAACCATAATGATTATAAAAATCAACATTGTTCAAATTTTCTTTTTGGTTCCAAAATACAATATTATACATTTTTTGCCTTGGGTATTTTAGAGTCCGCTGAACTCACACAGGTCGGTGTTATACACTTTATAGGTGATTGGAATAGATCAAATCCTTCGTCAATAGAGCCGAGTGGTTGGTCGTGACAGGAATAAGAACGTTTTATTTCTCCTCCCGGCTCACGGATAATACAACTCTGATAACCAGCATTACAAAGCCAGCCTTTGAACTTGTTAAATCCGAACGCATTTAGTCGTTCTGCTTGATCTAGGTCGTACTCTGTGCCAGCGTCGTCCGTCAATCTCATCTGTGCAAGTTCTTCACCGTTAGCATGCTGAGGAAAGCCCGTTTGTAAACAGTCAACCTGTGCCTGGGTATACCCATGCACTACAAAACTTGCTGTAGGGTCGCTTTGAGGCTTTACAGTGACGTTTATGCCCCGATCTGCAAAGCGGCGACAGCGTTCCCAGTATTCGTCAAACAGTTCTGGCACCATTACTTGATTGATTGTGACAAATACACCAGCGTCTGTCAGTTGAAGACACTTGTCGCCAAACTGTTGTTCGTTGGCAAACTCTGCGTGAAAACTTGCTGTGATAGATCTCCTACTAAGATTTTCAGTAGCAGCAATCCAGCGACTCCACCATTTTGCGCCCGGTGACAGATTTGTAGTCATGTGTATGCTTTGATACTCTGGCAGGCTGTCGTCAGCATAGTGTTCTATCAGTTTAAGAAAATGTTTATATGCAGTTGGTTCGCCTCCGGAAAAACTGAAGTGGAAACTGTCGAAACCATTGAGACGACTCTGTACCTTGATGTTGTCCATTACGTTACAGTAGGTTTCTAGAGGACGGTGATCTGAGACACTAGATCTTGCGTATGGCCAGCAATAAGAGCATGAATAATTACAATATCTAGCCAGGATCCAGGAAACTGAAAAAAGACGGTGGTCTAGGAGAGTCTTTTGGCCTAGTTTGACTATTTTATTGAATGGTATTTGCTGAAAATCTTTCATATAACCAGTCAAAATCGTTTATTTTCTGTAATTCGGCAACGTTGTTTTTGTTTTCTTCACCGAATTTTCTACCCTCTTTAGCACCTTTGATAGCATCTATGCCAAAAGGTCGGTTTACACCTTGATTACACCATATTTCTAAGCGTTCAAGTGTTTCTGAATTAAGTTGTCTGTCTATTGTTTGGCTGGCAAGTTTCACACACTCTCTAAAACCGGATCGCCAAGACGAAAATGGATCTGTGTTAAATGCCGTTATGTTTGATGTTTGTTCTACTGCTTTAAAACTGTCTGATATAGAAGTTGTCATGTCGGGCTTTGAGGTGTCCATTTTTAGGGTCTTTGTTCTTGGAAGTAATTTTACACCGCCGTAGCCGTAAACAAGATCATTTACAGGGTTCTGAGAACGCCACACATGGACAGTGTTTAAATTATATTCGTCTACTTCGTAATCAAAAGAAAAATTGTCAAGTAGTTCAGCGTCCGCATCTACTACCCAAAACATTTTTGTAAAACATTTTTTTGCGGCTTTGATATGTGCTTGGTGTATTCCTTTTACACCGTCTACTTTTTTTGCAGACGGAAAACGGGATTTTAAAAGTTCCCAGTTTTTATCTGCATTTAATTCATTATAGGATATAAAGACGATATCATACATAGTATACTATATTACACTCAAACGTTATCTCTGTCTAGTGTTTCCATAATGTATAACTCTACTAACAGAACTTGTGAATTTTCGCCACGGGTCTACTACAATACTGAAAGGAGGAATTGGACAATAAATTTCATCTAGAGTTTTAGTTTCTGTGTAATCATAAGTTACCGAGGCGGAATGTGCCATGAGAAATACACCGGGATCTTTAGGTTGGTAATTGTCACCAGTATAAGGGTCTATATAAGTCGGTTTAATTCCTGCCTCTTGAACATAATGTCCAACTAATAGACTGTATGATCCGTCTGTATAGGGTACTTGAGGTTTGTATGCCTTGCCATGTATGTATATTGGCATGTCATTTTCATTGGCATGATTTACTAGTTCAAGAGCAAGATTTTTTGCTTGTATCTCTCTTGCACTCATAATAGCATCAAACAAGTCGTAGCCTAGGTCAAGTTCCTGTGCCATATAGCGTAAGGCAATATTATCTCTTGGATGACAGGCGCCGCCGTCGCCCATGCCTGCAGTCATATACTGAGGACTCATTATACGCTTGGTAGAATTTGCAAGTGCTTCTGTTACTACATCAACATTAATGTTTTTCTGTTTTTCTGCAACATCCTGAATCATATTGACCAGTGATATTTTTGTAGATATAAAAGTATTGTAAAAAACCTTGATACACTCACATTCGTCATATGTTCCTACAACTGTGGTAGGATCGTTTTCCATTACAGTATCATAGAATTCTTTTAACTGTTTTGCATCGCCCGTTTCTGTACCGTCTTCTGTGCCTATCATAATCATCTCTGGATTGACCATGTCCCAGGCAACAGATCCCATAGCGATAAGATAAGGGTTATAAACAAATCTTGTGT